CAAAGATCTAAGGCCAGGCGATCCGGAATACGAACAGCTCCGCCGCTCTATGGCGGAGTTTGGCTATGTGGAACCCGTCGTCTGGAACAAGACCACGGGCAACGTGGTAGGCGGCCACCAGCGGCTAAAAATACTTATGGCCGAAGGCGCTATCGCAATCGATTGTGTGGTGGTTGAACTGGAGGCCGAAAAAGAAAAGGCGCTAAATCTTGCACTTAACAAGATTCAGGGCGACTGGGATAAAGAGAAACTTGCTTTGGTCATCGCTGAGCTGCAATGTGTAGACTTTGATGTTTCACTCACGGGATTTGATCTTGCCGAAATCGACGCGCTGTTCAAGGACACCCTTGCGGAAAGCGTGAAAGACGACGACTTCGACGTGGACGGTGAACTGAAAAAGCCCGCGGTCACCAAGCCTGGCGACTTATGGCTTTTGGGCAGACATCGTCTGGTTTGCGGAGACTCTACAAGTGCTGCTGCTTTTACCTTGCTCATGGACGGCAAACTTGCCAACCTGGTGGTGACTGATCCGCCATATAATGTGAACTACGAAGGCACAGCAGGTAAAATCAAAAATGATAACATGACCGGTGAGAAATTCTTCCAGTTTCTGCTGGACGCTTTTACGCTGACTGAAAAAGCGATGGCTAAAGACGCATCCATTTATGTTTTTCATGCTGACACAGAGGGCTTAAACTTCCGCAAGGCGTTTGCTGATGCCGGATTTTATCTGTCCGGCACGTGCATCTGGAAGAAGCAGTCGTTAGTGTTGGGTCGTTCGCCTTATCAATGGCGTCACGAGCCGATCCTCTTTGGTTGGAAGAAATCCGGCAAACACATATGGTATTCAGACCGCAAACAGTCAACCATCTGGGAGTTTGATAAGCCCAGGAAGAATACTGAGCACCCGACGATGAAGCCGTTGCCGCTGATCGCCTACCCAATATTAAACTCCAGCATGACGGGCTGTATTGTGCTTGACCCTTTCGGCGGTTCGGGTAGTACCCTTATCGCTTGCGAGCAGACAAAAAGAGTTTGTTATACAGTGGAACTGGACGAAAAGTTCTGCGATGTGATTGTCAAAAGATACATCGAGCAGGTCAACTGTGCTGAGAACGTATTTTTAATCCGTGACGGCATGAAAATGGTATACAGCGATGTACCGGAGGCTACTGCCGATAAAGAATAATCATTTTTCCAATAAACTACTTGCTATTCCACAGCTTTAGAGTGATATATGTAAGCTACAAAGAAACAAAGGAGGCTTACAAAATGGAAATCAGATTCAACGTAACAGGTACTCGTCGCAAGGAGCTGGTCAAGGCGATAGCAGATGTGCTCGGCTGGGAGCCTGTATATAAAGGAGTGCCTAGCTTCGCCTATGCGGTAAAAAATGTCATTGTCAGCAAAGATGGAGTCCTTTCATGGGACGAGCGCACAGACGAGGCGACCATCCGGAAACTGCTCGCAAATCTTCAGGAACTCGGCTTCGTTTCCGAAGAAGTGGAAGTAGACCATGATGAGCTGTGTGATATGCTGACAATTGAAATGCCGCTTGAGGGTTTCACCGACGCCGCGCTTGAAAACCTCGACAGGCTCATAGCAAGCAAGGCGGCGCTCATAAAGAAAGCCTTCTGTACAAAAGAGCTCTTAGTTGAGCGAACAGAAACTACACTGAAATTTCCATGGTTTTCATTTAGTGCAACAGGTGACGAGGTTGCCGCTTACTCTCGCTTCATCGGTGCGTTATGCGCTGCGGCAAAGGGGCAGAAATGGGCTATGGCTAAAGAAAAGCTCGTTGAGAACGAAAAGTATACCTTCCGCGTATTCCTTCTCCGGCTTGGTTTTGTAGGCGACGAGTACAAGGCTGCGCGAAAAATACTCCTGAAGAACCTTTCCGGCAACAGCGCGTTTAAAAACGGAGCACCGCAGAAAGCGGAGGTGGCTGCTGATGAATAAGTTCCCATCCAAGGAAACTGTGGAGCGACTTCGCAAGCACTACCCTCATGGAATTCGCGTGGAGTTGGTCAAGATGAATGACCCATACTCAAGGCTTAAGCCCGGCGACAAGGGAACCGTGGACTTCGTGGACGATATCGGCACACTGTTCTGTAACTGGGACAGCGGCTCAACACTGGGAGTTGTATACGGCGAGGATGAGGTAAAAAAGCTTTAGAGCACACAAATGCTCTGGCGGCATTAGTTTAAAAATATACACATTATTCGAAAAATTGACTTGCTATTATTTTCCTTTTGAGTGATATATGTACATGCCGAAAGGCACATTAAATCACTCAAGGAGGCCAACACTATGACGAAATCAATGGAACAGAAAAAAACAGAGTTCGTTAAGTTAATGGGAGATTACGGTTTTACGCCAAACGGTGAAAGAACATATGATGGACGCGTGGTTTACAGCCGCGTATGGAGCAAAGAGTTAGAAATGGTTTGGTACGGCAGCAGGGAGAGCCGCCTTGAAATAAGGGTGGATGAAGCTTACGGGATGCCGAACATCCGCATTTCAAGAAACGGCAAGTATTGGGAAAGTCGTGGCTACAGCAGCCCAAAAAGGGCAATCAACGCCATGCACGAAATCGTAACTTTTGCAGGCTTTGAGTTTTAGGATGGTTTTGTAACTATAAAAACACAAGCAGGCTAAAGAAAGAGCTTCCGTTGAGGCTCTTTTCTTTTGCCATTCCAGTGAAAGGAGTCGGCAGTTATACGAAAACTAAAGAAATATAAACCTTCATCTTTCATGGCTGCTGATTCATTCTACGACAAGGCCGCTGCCGACTACGCTGTATCTTTTATCGAAGCGCTCTCACACACAAAAGGATCATGGGCAGGAAAACCTTTTGAACTCATTGACTGGCAGGAGCAAATTGTGCGCGACGTTTTCGGAATACTCAAACCGAACGGCTGCAGGCAATTTAATACGGCGTATGTGGAAATCCCGAAAAAGCAAGGTAAATCCGAGCTGGCAGCTGCTATCGCCTTGCTGCTCACTTGCGGCGACAAAGAAGAACGCGCCGAGGTATATGGCTGTGCCGCTGATCGTCAACAGGCTTCCATCGTTTTCGAGGTGGCTGCCGACATGGTGAGGATGTGTCCGGCGCTGTCCCGGCGTGTTAAACTGCTGGCTTCCACCAAACGACTGGTATACCTGCCGACTAACAGCTTCTACCAAGTACTGAGCGCAGAGGCGTACTCCAAACATGGTTTTAATATACACGGCGTGGTGTTCGACGAGTTGCATACTCAACCAAACCGCAAATTGTTTGATGTCATAACTAAAGGCACAGGCGATGCACGAATGCAGCCACTTTACTTCCTTATCACCACAGCGGGCTCGGATACTCAGAGCATCTGCTATGAAACACACCAGAAGGCAAAGGATATACTTGAAGGCAGAAAGCACGATCCCACCTTCTATCCGGTTATTTACGGAGCGAAGGAAGAGGACGACTGGACTGACCCAAAGGTGTGGAAAAAAGTGAACCCGTCACTTGGAATTACGGTCGGCATAGACAAGGTTAAGGCTGCCTGTGAGTCGGCAAAACAGAACCCCGCCGAGGAGAACAGCTTCCGGCAATTGCGCCTGAATCAATGGGTAAAGCAATCTGTCCGCTGGATGCCTATGGCGAAATGGGATGCCTGCGCTTTCCCGGTGGATGCGGCGAGCCTTGCGGGACGAGTCTGCTACGGAGGGCTTGACCTCTCCTCAACTACTGATATTACCGCTTTTGTGCTGGTGTTCCCGCCGGTGGATGAGGATGACAAGTACAGCGTTCTCCCCTTTTTCTGGATGCCGGAAAACAACATCGACCTGCGAGTTCGGCGCGATCATGTGCAGTACGACTTATGGAAGAAGCAAGGGTATTTGCTCACCACCGAGGGCAATGTGGTGCATTACGGCTTTATTGAGCGATACATTGAGGAACTGGGCAAGCGCTACAATATCCGAGAGATCGCCTTTGACCGCTGGGGTGCGGTGCAGATGGTGCAGAATCTTGAAGGCATGGGTTTCACGGTTGTTCCCTTTGGACAGGGCTTTAAGGATATGAGCCCGCCTACAAAGGAGCTGATGAAGCTAACTCTGGAGGAAAAAATCGCCCATGGCGGGCATCTCGTTCTGCGCTGGATGATGGACAATATTTTTATCCGAACTGACCCTGCAGGTAACGTGAAACCTGACAAGGAAAAGTCCACAGAAAGGATCGATGGCGCGGTGGCGACGATTATGGCACTCGACCGGGCGATACGGTGCGGAAATTCAGATGGCACTAGCGTATATAATGACAGGGGATTATTGATTCTTTAAAAAACGTTGCAAAATATGTGCAACAAATTTGAACTGAAGTTAAGCAAGGTGTTATACTTAAAAAAAGATTATAGGAGGTGCTTTATGCCGACTAGTGTAAAAGAGCTTTTTTCAAAGGCAGGAATAGAAATTGCAGGACAAGCTA